AAAATTCGTGAAGAACGAGTTGCTCAGGAAGAAGCTAAAACTCAAGGTAAAAAACAACGTGTAAAAATTAATAACGGATTAGGATTAACCATCAAGAATGATAAAGTCCATCCGGGATACATAGATATTTTAGAGTCAGCAAATAGTGTCTTTAACCGTAATGGAAAAGTAATGACAAAAGCTGATGCAGTTAAAGTTCTTATGAAGGCCGGTATTCCTGAGAATGAAGCAACTGGATTGCTTACAGAAGTAAATGCAAGTAAGGGTGAATCTGCTGGATTTAATAGAGGCTCATTAGACAAAAAATATGCCGTCGTTGGGCCAGATAAAGCCAAATACGTTGCAATGGGAACACGAATTGCAAACGGCTTATTTAAATCTGATACAGAATTAACGCAGCAACGTGCAGCATTTAAACCGTCAAGTAAATCGCCAACTCCAATAGCAACACAAAAACCTGTAGTTGCACCAGCCAAACCACAAAGTAGAGCTGATGCAATGCGAGCTAGTATGCGAGGAGCAAAGGGTAAAGCTGCGGGTGCTGGCTTAACGTTATGGGGACTCATCAAAACAACCGGTGAAGCTTTGGATAACAGGAGTAAATAATGCCTCAAAATAAACAAACTAAGATATCTCGCAGACCTCAGCCAAGTCCGGAACTAGACAAGAAAACTGCAGATTTATTGCAGATGTATTCAGCTCCAACTGCAACATTTGGACAATTTATTGCTCCCGGTGTTGGTGGCAGAATTATGGGTGATGTAGCGCTTGCTGGTAATCAGAAACCACAAATCGGACAAGCCTTTCATCCAGATATGCCACGCGATGCTCGAATGAATGGGTTGCTTTCGGCTGCAACTACTCTTGGGTTAGATCTTACTACCGATGCCGGATTACGGGCATTGATGACACTTCTTGCAACAAGAGGTGTTGGAGCAGCAAATAACCCAATGGTGCAATCTGCAATATTTGCTGGAAAAGGGCAGTTAATGAATCCGGTATATAACAATATACGTGAACAGATATTTGACAAAAACATTGGCGAGAAAGCAGCAGATGCTACAAAGTCAGTAGATTCATTTTTTAATCAAGGAAAAATGCAAGCGCAGTACGGAGAGTTGCTTCCATTATTAGAGATGATTGCGCAACAACCGGGTGCAGCTGATGATGTGACTAGTTTAGAGGGTGTTACAAGAGATAAGGTGATTAACCAAAAGCAAGATATTAATCAATTTTACTCACAACCTTTTAAAAATATTTTGCCTGCAAATGTACACCCTACGGTAGATAAAATGACTGCAGACTTTGTTGATGTAGCTACCGACGTTAATAGAAATGTAAAAAATTCAGTCCGTGGTGGTGTTCGTGACGCACAAAATGTTGGCCGTGGAATAAAAAATGCGTTCCAACAAAATTTACAGCGTCTTTTATCTGGTAAATAATGACAACTGAAATTGCAACACGTGAATTGAATGGCGCAAAAATTAAATTATGTGCGTCAATAAAGAAAAATGGTGAACGCTGTAAAAACATTGCTGTAACTGGACGTGATTTTTGTATGCATCATGGTGGAAAAACATTGACTGGGGTAGATAACCCAGCATTTAAAACGGGACTATGGAGCAAACAACGGCGTAGATTTAGTCAAGTTGCACCTACTTTGCTAACCCGCATTGATGAATTAAGAGAAGATCCAGATTTATTTTCGTTGCGTGATGATGCTGCCTATCTAACAGCACTAATGGATGTCCGTGCAGAAGCTGCAAGCAACGGCATCTCTGTAGAGCATTACGAGTCAATCAAAGATCAAATGACTACCTGTCGAGCTACGTATGGCACTGATGAATTTATGCCAGCATTTAAGCAGCTTGGCAAAATCATTAATGAAGGTATTGACTTGTATAGAGCAAGCCAAGATGTCGTTAATTTAATAGACAAACGAACGGAGATCGTAGAAGCAGAAGCACGTATGATGCATACAAAAGCATATACACTTGAGGTTGATCAGGCGTATAGCTTAGCAATGCAGATATTAGGCGTAGTCAAACAATGTGTACGTAATGTAGATGAACTTAATGCAATCAAAGCCGGTTTTTCAAAATTGCTCAAACAGTATCAACAAGATGATGTTATGGATGCAGAGATTATAGATGAGCAAGACGACACTGAGTAAAGCTGCGCCACGCGCATTCAGAAAATACGTTAAGCCAACAAAGCCTCTTGCTGTCGCATTATTAGAGGCGCTTGGTGACGAGTTGTCTCAAGCTATTGAAGTTGGTGATTATGACAATGGTGTTGCATCAAAGTTAATTGGTCATGAGTTGTCATATGAATCGTGGCTATCAACATATGCCCCACATGCTGCCTCAAGCAAACTCGGCGATCACCATCACAGGGCATGGCAATGGGCTGAAAAGTTAGAACCTGGACTCACTCCACCAGCTCTTATTGAATGTTGGTTTCGTGGTGGTGGTAAATCAACCACAATGGAATTAATTGTTAGTCGTTTGGCAGTAAAGGCAACACGCAGGTTTGTCGTGTATGTATGTGCTACTCAAGATATGGCGGATAGGCACGTACAGGATATTGCAACGGCAATGGAGCGATGTGGTATTGAAAGAGCTGTAAATAAATATGGATTCAGTAAAGGTTGGAATGCCAGCAAACTCCGTACGGCAAATGGTTTCAACGTTCTTGCGTTTGGTCTTGATACTGGCGCTCGTGGTGTCAAGTTAGACCACCTACGTCCAGATATGATCATTCTTGACGACATTGATGAGTTAGATGATTCGGTCAATGCTGTAGACAAAAAGATCCGTACGATTACACAGACAATCCTTCCTGCTAGAAGTACTGACTGTGCAGTTGTGTTTGTCCAAAACCGTATTCATGCAAATAGCGTAATGAGTCACGTATTGAGTGGCGAATTGGATATGTTGCAGAATCGCATACAGAGTCCAATTGTTCCTGCAATTCATGACCTGCAATATGAAACATTTGAACGCGAAGATGGACGCATTGGATACAAAATTACAAATGGCACTCCTGCGTGGGAGCATAAGACTATTGATGTGTGCCAGCACGAAATTGACACATATGGCCTTCTTTCGTTTTTACGTGAGTGCCAGCATGAAGTTGGTGTTGGCGGATTGTTCTTTAATTCGTTTAAGGAATATGGACCAGAGGGTATTAACTGGCACGTAGTAGACCATGTAGATGTTCAACCATGGTGGCGTGTCTGGGGTAGTCATGACTTTGGTACAGGAGCACCAGCGTGTTTTTTATTGTACGCAAGTGACGACAATGAGAATGTATATGTGCTTGGTGAAATGTACGAACAAGGACTTGTGAGCAGTGCGCAAGCTCAAAGAGTCCTAGACATGCTTGAGAAGTATAAACTTGCAGAGCCGTCAAACACAAAACTACGTGATGGTAGATGGAATAACAAACTCGAAGCCATTGCGTTTGACTGGGCAAACACTTTCCCTCCAATGAATGCGCAGGATCGCATTGGTGAGTATCCAGTCGAAGTTTGGTGGGAGCGTAATCTTCCGGCTGTGCGAGCTGTTAAAGACAGGAAGGCTGGCTGGAGACGTGTTAAAGAATGGTTAGAAGCATCCACTGTTGTTAATGGAGTCCCTAAACCCAAACTACAGATAGTGCGTGGTACATGTCCTAATTTAATTAAGCAACTAGCAAACACAATGGCTCACCCACGCGATCCAGAAGATATTGATAGTGGAACAAAAAACGATCACGCTATTGATAGTTTTAGATACGGAATGATGTGGAGAGAATATCCAGTAAAATGTCCTGAAGTGTCATCTGAAAGTAGCAGTTCTGGAAAATATGTTCCACGCTGGATGAATAAAGGTAAAAACTCAGAATGGGTGTAGAAGTCGCGATCATAATTTCTGTGTGTGCTATAGCTCATGTGTATTTAATGGCGAGAGTTATGGTTATATTGCGTGAAATTAAAGATGAAAGAGTATTGATTGCGCAAATTAATGACGGGCAGAAGTGGGTATAAATATGAGCCTTCAAGACATGGTACTAAATAGCCTCATGGGTGGCGCAAACAAGCAGCCGAAAGTTACTGCTTATCAGAAAAATCCGTCAACAGGAACGATAGGCTCATTTGATTCCAAGTCACTAGAGAAGACGGAAAAAGACAACCTTAAACTAGATCTAAATAATAAAGATTGGAAGGTGTCTCCAAAAGAACAACCTGAAGAAGCTCGCAAAATCACAACGTTTGTCAAAGAACAATTTGATCTTGCCTACAGAGCGCGTCAAGAAATGGAACTAGAGTGGATTATGGCCACTGCATTTTTTGAAGGGCGCCAGTGGTTTAGGATCAATAGTGAGACAAGAAACCTAGTATCTATACAGAACGACAAAGAACCTAATAGATACATGACTGTCAATAAGATACGTCCTCTTGTTGATGGAGTTGTAGGAAAATTAACCCAGTGTTCGCCAGATGTAACTGCTGTTCCGATCAGTCACAACCCTGTAGATCTAGCTGCATCTGACGAAGCTAACTTTCTGTTGAGTCACTATAACCGCAAGTATGACCGCGAAACACAAACTAAAGAACGTGTGCGATGGGCATGCGTTTGTGGCACCTCTTACGTAAAACTTTTCTGGGATAACAATCGTGAACAAGTAGTTCCTCAAATGGATGCAACTGGCACATCAGTTATTGGCCATACGAAGATGCGTGTTGGTGATGTAGTCGAACAGATCCTACCAGCGTTTGACGTGTATTTAGATCCTTCTGCAAAACGAGACGATGATGTCCGTTGGATGATTCACGCAATGGTAAAGCCGTTGTCTTGGTTCGTAGATTCTTACGGAGACGTCGGTAAAGCCGTAAAACCAGATGCGCTATCTGGAACAAATAGTGGATATGTAGATAGTTATCTTCACGGTTCAAATGGTTCAGGGCGTGGCTGGGTTCAACCATCTACGTCACACATGAATAATCAAGATACTAAAAAGATGGCTGCTGTTGTATATGAATATTGGGAAAAGCCATCTGCTCTGTATCCGGATGGACGTTATATTGTCTCAACAAACAGTTGTTTGCTTTATGCTGGAACATGGCCATACAAGAAGAAAGACTCATTTCCGTTTATTCCACTTAGGTGGCAACCACGTTCTGGTACACCGTATGGCTATTCATTAGGGTTTGACTTATGTGCTTTGCAAAGTACATACAATCGTGTGTACTCCAGATTGCTTGAGCAATTTGAGGGACAAAAAGATTACATTTTAGTCGAAAACTTAAGTGGTGTCGGAGCCGACGCATACGACAACAGCGGTGATGACATTGATGACAAAAACCGCATCTATCGACGTATCAACTATATGCGTGGTAGTCATCCACCTACAATTCAACGGGCGCCGGGTATTGGATCTGATCTATTTCCACTGTTGCAATTTATTGAACGTGACATGATGGACATTGCTGGTTTACATGACGTATCTCAAGGTCAAGCTGCAGCTGGAACTCCTGCAGAGGCTGTGAGACTATTACAGAGAAGTGACAATACGCAGCATAGTTACATCCGTGCGGACATTGAAATTAGTGCTGCAAAAATTAAAGAGTGGGAAGTATCTCTTATTGAACAATTCGGCATCGTTCCATTTGTCGGAAACGTGCAAGGAAAGATGCTTCCACAAGATCAGATTGCTCAAGGTGTTATGCGTTTTGATGCATTGAAGTCTGGTGGTCAATATCGAATTGTGTATGTGCCGGGATCTTCAATGGAAGATGGGCCAGATCAACGGTTGCAAAAGATGGCTGCATTAAGGCAGATGGGTGTCTTTGGAGATCCAATGGATCCTGATACAAATAGGTTGTTTATTGAATTAACCAACATGCCTCATGCATCTAGGATTTATCAGCACCTTGATGGGCAGATGCAAAAGCAACAGGCTATGCAAGCTCAGCAAATGGAAATGATGCAACAACAATCAGCACAACAGAATGCTGGAAAGATGTTCAATCCTGAGCAAGAACAAATTAAAGCACAGATTGAAATACAAAAACGCACTGCTGAAATACAGGCTCAACTAGAAGCAGATATTGCTCTTGAGTCTGCAAAGGCAGGAATTATGGCAGCAGCAAATGAGGATGGTGCCATAACAGATCTTGGTAAGCAGAAACTAATGCAAACCATGCAGCCAGATGAAGAAGCTGGCAATAATTCAGAACAAGAAGGTATGATGTAAATGTCCGAAGAGATGGTGACACGAACCGCTGATTCGCCAGCAGCGGCACCGGGCAGTGCGGGTGGAGCATTGATGGACTTTGTTAGGGAAAGCGCCGTCCCTGACAACGATGGGTTCGAGGCGTTAAATAATGAACCCGTTTTTCAATCAGGTGACCACGATAATGATTACACAGATGTTTACGAACAAACTGATGTAGAAACAAGAGTAAGGCAAAAACTGCTGGATACGGTAGCTCCGGAAAAACCAGCAAACGTTCCATATGATCGATTTCGAGAAGTTAACGAGGAAGCTAAGGCTTTACGTCAACAACAAGAAGCATTAGACAAATGGCGCGATGTCATAACTCAATTTGAAAGTAGCGGTTTCAAATCTGCAGCTGATGTCCAAAAAGCATTACAGCAGCAGGAAATTGCTAGGCAGGAACAGGGCATTCGTGATCGTTGGCAACAGAAAGTCAACACCGAATACTTTGACCCTGAAGCTGCAAGTGCCTACGCAGAAGCAGAAATCAATAAGTTCAGATACGACCAAGTCGTTTCGCAGATGAACAACTATATGATTTCTCAGCAACGCGTAGAGGCATATGAACAATTTCCATATGCACGTCGGGCCGAAGATGTTGTTGAACAATTAATCAGTTCAGGTATTAGTCCTTCTGAAGCAGCTAAAGCTGTTCATAATCAAGTTCAGGGTTTAGTTGAATCATTAGTACCAGAATTGCTTGATATGGTTACAGAACGTCGTTCCGTTCCGACACCAATTGACACAAGCGCATCAGCGCAACCTGTAGTACAGCCCCAGCAACCACAGCGAAATGCGTTATCAGGAATAACGCGATTGCTTGGTATTGGGCGTTAGGAGTAACCAATGGCTATCGATTTTAACGGTGCACTTACACTCGCAGATCAAGCTGTCCTTTCAAATGATCCTCTTGTAAAAGAAATCACCATGTCCCTGCACCAGACATGGAACGCAATCAAGGACATCCCTTTCTATACATCGCCTTCCTTACGGCAGATCGGTGTACGCTATACGAACGAAGCTGGCACGATCCCGACGCCAACTTGGTCATCCATTAACGGTGAGCCAAACGCAATTAAGGGTAAGCCAAAGTCGTACGAAGAGCAGATGTATCTTATTCGCAATAAGATTACTGTTGACTCTCGTTTGCTTGACCAGCCAAATAACATCATTGATCCAGTTGAAGCACAGATCAAGATTTTTATGGAGGGTTTTGCATATGATTTTAATGACAAGTTCATTAACAACGACCCAACATCTGTTACAGCTGGAAACAGCCCAGACTGTTTCCCTGGACTTAAATATCGTTTAGAGCATCGCGCTGACTACGATATTCCAACGGACTGTCTTGTTGCACCAGCATCGACTGTTGCATCTCTTGACACAACAAGTTCCTACAACGCTCTTGAAGCTAACGGAACTGTATCTGCACTTCAGGAATTATTTGACAACTTAAACTCCCCTGATGGATCTGGCGTTGTCCTATACATGAATGAAGATACCAAGCGTCGGTTTGAATTTGTACTCCGACAACTTGGAGCTGGTACTGGTTTTAACACCGATAATGATGCATTTGACCGCTCGGTTGATACATATAAAGGTGCTAAGATCCGCACTGTAGGACGTAAGTTAGACGGAACAACTCCTGTCATTACTGCTCCTTCAAACTTTGCTGACATATATGCTGTACGCTATGGCACTGGTTATGTACAGGGTTGGCAGTCTGGTCCATTTAAGCCTGAATACTTAGGTAAGTCCAAGGAAAACGGAATTATGCACAATGTTCTGTTTGACTGGGGTATGGGTCTCTGGATGCCAAACACTCGCTCAATCGGACGCCTGCGGTTGGCAACTAACTAAGGAGGATTGATATGAGAGACGCAAAACTTACATTTGCTTACGCAACCGCAACTGCAGGTGCTACGCAGTATCTGATTTCTACGGCATCTGCAAATGGTGTTGTTACCCTTGCAATGAACGGTACCACTACTGGACCTAACGTTGCTGGTAGCTCCGTAGAACTTAATTACGGCGGGTTGGTCATGAACGGTGTTAGTGGTGCGGTAATGGATTCCAATAACGATGGATCCGTGACTGCAGCTGATTATGTGCGTGGCCAAATTCTTAATCCTTTATATGTCAATGTGGCGTTTAACCATACTGGTTTAACTGCTGCTGACACGGTTCTTGTTGAATTACACGGATCTGACACAACAGGATTTACTCCATCCGCAAGTACATTGTTAGCACAGAATACCTATACTGCTGCTGCAGCTACAGGTGATGACATGATTGTTCTTCCACTTCAGTCATATGCAAAGTTCTTACGACTCCGCGTTGTAAGTGCGACTGCACGAAGTGGAGCAACTATTAACATCACTCGCATGCACATCCAGAATGGACGTGAGGGAGTACTCTAGATATGAATCTAGGCCAAATTAAACGCAATGTTAGGATGCTAGGTAGGAACTACTTTGGCACTGACGCAGACCGTGATCCATTTGGCCTAGACTATCTAATTCTAGAACAGGCCAACCAGATAGCCCGACAAACGGACTGTCTGGTTGGCCGTAGGTATTTAGATTTAACTGTAGATGTTAATGACTACTGCGCACCAGATATCTACAGGATTAAAGTCATTAAAGTTTTAGACACATTAAACGAGTATCAATCAACTAGATTATTTGACTTTAGTAATCAATATATTGATTCATGGCGAAATCTACCAAGTAGTGATCGTCCTGAGATAGTTGTATTGAGAGGGATGAATAATATAAGCGTTTACCCAGCTGTAAACGCTACTCTTACAAATGGCCTTCTGATTGAAGGTTATGCACAACCCGGTGATAACTGGGCATATGATTCAGCTGGAACTCCATTACCTAATACTGATGCAACTGAATGTCCTTTACCGGAAGTTGCACATGATTGTTTAGTTTATGCTGTATTGCAAGCTCGTGGTATGCAAATGGGCGATGCTAATGCAATGCAAATATTTAAGCCAGAGTACCTACAACGCCTTGCAATGGTTGACAATTACGCAAGCATTTACGCTAGAAGGACACGGTAATGGCAAAAGGTTTTGTTGATCTTAAAAATGAAACTCTCAGGTTATTAAACGAACCTTTTGATTCTGTGATTGCAGAACTACCAGATGGCGTTGGCGGTGTCACAACATCTAGCAATGATGTGATTTTACAGTATCTAAACGATGCAGCTTTTGAACTTTGCAGAACGTGTGTTTACTTGCCAACTACTTTGACTGTGGCATCACACACTGGGCGCACATATGACTTTAGTGCTTCTGTATTAGCATTTCCAATAACAGTACATATTAATAGTGCAACCGCACCTATTATTCACTGTGGTGAAAATGAATTGCGATCTTATGATTTAAGTTACACGACCACAGCTGGTGAGCCAACTTATTGGTATGAAGCTGGTTATAGCAATTTAGGCTTCTATCCCGTTCCGTCTACATCAATTGCTTTTACTGCACGTGGAGCTGGACTACCGACTGCTATAACTGCGGGAGCAGGAACATTTTCATTTATTAGTGACGATTTATTGATGCAAGCGTTGCCATGTTATGCAGCTCGTAAAATAGCATTAAAGAACTACGATGACCCCTCTATTGTTGGCAGGGCATTCTGGGGGGATTGGTACGATCAAGTGCGCATTCAATTATGGACTAGACTTGATCCATCATATAAAGGGCCTAACGGTATTTTTTCTGTTCCGCCAGTTGCACAAGCAGGAGGAAAGTAATGAATATTGCATGGGGCAGATTAATCCTTTTGGCACTTGGTGCGTTTGTTGCATCAGCTGCTCCTGAGTTTGATTCGGCATGGAAGGCAATGCACGTTCCAGAGAATGCGTCATTTGGCATGGTGACACGCAGTTTATTATTGTGTAGCATAGAAGGCATCAGGGCTGGTATACCGGCTATGACAACTGCGTTGATTGCCTTCTTCATGCGACAAGATAGCAACCTACCAGTGTTTTCAACTAAACTACCGGAGGTGAGAAAAGTCAGTGAAACGACGAGGGACATCGATGGATAAATTGCATATTGACTGGAGCCAATTACTAGCAGGTTTTATTGGCGCAATTATAGGTACAGACTGGCCTAAAATTAAAACAATTATGCAAGGAATTATAACAGTGTTGTCAGGTACTGCGTCTGCAATCTACTTGACTCCACTGGTAGCAAATCAACTTGGTTGGGATCAACCTCACCAGATGATTGGGCTTTCTTTTTTACTAGGTACATTGGGATTGCGTACAGTTCAAACTTTCAATGCATTGATTGAGAGTGCACTTAAGAAGGTAAGTCCGTGATTGATTTTTTAGGAATACTAAATGTAACTCAAGAACCCAACGGTGACTACACTATTGAGTTTACATCAGGAGCACCAATTACATTGTCACAACAACAATGGGTGAGCGAGATAGATATTGCGTTTACCAATTACTCAACAGCATTAATGAGGGCATTAATCGTAAACGAGTATTTTACAAATAACGCAATGACTACAGCTACTTTTAACTCCGCAGCTCCAAGTAATGCATGGATAACTAAAAGTGGCTAGAGTAGATATTATGTGGCCTTGGAATTTGCCACAACCTATTGGTTCAGGTAGTCCGGGAGCTAGGCGTTTAAATCTACTTGGTGATTACATAGCTTTTATTAGACAGGCTGACGAAGACGCTGTAATTACTGAAGTGGGTTTTTATTTTGACTCGCGTGGTACAAACGCAGGAAATCCAGTTGTTCGAGTTGGTATACAGACTGTTGATGCAACTGGGAATATAACTGGCACATGGTTGGGTTACACAGACTATATTGGCAATGCTACTAACTTTCCTAATTTCACTGGATTAACATTAAGTATCACGGCAAACGGAACAGTAAGTGTTACTAGGGGTCAAATATATGCCATTGTGTTATATGCCCAATCTGGAACTTACGATGCTACCAATAACGTTGGATTAGGTACGATTAGTTCAAACGTAGGTCAGATACCAACAGCTTTTCCTACAATGATTGCACTGCAAAGTGGAGTTAGGTCAGATAGCAATCAAGCTCAAACAATTGTTCACTGGGCAAATAGCAGTAGTCAGACTTACGGGAATCCGTTAGTTGGTGTATCAACCATTGCTGCATATGGAACTGGCAGTGGGTCAACACCAAATGAGTATGGCGTAAAATTTACAGTGCCATCTGGGTGGACTCAATCATTTACCGTTCTTGGTATTCAGTGTATGCTTACACCAGCAAACGCAACAGCTACATTTGATATGCTTTTGTATGATTCGTCCAATAACGTATTGCAAAGTAAATCTTTTACGGCTTTAGAAATAAGACAAGGTGCTGGTAGCCCATTTCTAAGGACTCTGTATTTTGATGAACCAACATTAACATCGTTAACTCCGGGAAGCACCTACCGAGTAACAATAAAAGCTACTAGTGCAACTGCTGCAACTGCAGTTGTAGACTTTTCTTATGCTAATGCTACATATGCTAGAGCGTATGTAGGTACAGGTGGTTTACATCATCGCACAGAAAGAATTAATACTGGTGCGTGGACTGACACTACTGCACGAACACTGGCTTGGAAATTGATAATTAATGATGCGGTTGCTCCACCTGCTGGAGTATCTGGTGGTGGGCCACTTGTTGGTGGGAGGTTAGTGAATTGATTCCTTATATAGGTGACTTTCACGATGGACGAATTGTCCGGTACATGTTTAACATAACCGGATCTACTGGCGCGTCAATTGCACCTACAACTCTAGGTACAGTTAGGTGCTACAAGGATAATACCGCTGGGTCTGTAAACACGTCTGGCATCACTACAGCTCAGTTTAACTCTCTCACAGGTGTTTATTCCGTATCTATAGATACAACTAACGTATTCTATGTAGAAGGTGCTGACTACACTGTTATTCTAGAAGGGTCAACTATTGACGGGCAGTCGGTAACTACACCGTTGTTTCAGTTTAGTATTGCTAATAGATATGACGCTGTATCTGATGCAGTATGGTTAGCTGCTCGTAATCAGTACACCTCTGGAAACACCATGGGCCACTCGCTTGAGCAAATACGTAGAGCTAACTACACAACTGATGGCATTGTTACATCGACTGTAACACCAACCATATACACATTCTCAAGTAACCTTACAAATGAATCGGGATCTATAGATCATCAGAGCCTATTATTTGTTACTGGTAATCACATTGGAACATCAATACCAAT